CCCCAAGCCTGGTTCTTGAACATAACCCCCCAGTACGCGCTCTCAATGTAGACGTCTCGAATGATAGACCCGAGAGCATAGCTGCCACCTGTGCACTGTATAGTGAGCGCTGTGGTGCTTGAGTTGGCAGCACCGGGGTACTGAATATGTATCCCTTGTATAGTAACTGGTGTACTAGCCGTAGAAAGGTTGAGCGGGCTCACAGAAACGGGAACTAGAATATAGCTCGATTGTGGACCATCACCGTACACGTTGCATGAAATGGCATTCAGAGCCGTAGTGATTACAAAGCTCCCTGTGGGGAAATATACAACAGATGAGGTGCCCGCTGCGTTCGCAGCTGCAATAGCCGCGTTTATGGCCGTCGTGTCGTCAGTGCTGCCGTCTCCGAGCGCTCCGTAATTCTTGACGTTGAACCAGGAAAGAAAGGTCTGGCCACCCGAGAAAGTCGGGTTCGGCAAGGTGCCCCCCAGGACACCCCCTAGGGCGCCGATGTTCGCCGAGGCGGCGCCCGCAGCCATCTTAGTGTTTGTGACGGCGGCCGCAGCGATAGTCGGATTCGGCAACGTCCCTGTCAGATCGCCACCCAGGGAGCCGACATTCGTCGCCGCAGCGCCGGAAGCCATCTTGGCGCTCGTGACTGATGCATTGGCTATGGTCGGGTTGGGAAGGGTGCTGCCTGCCAGATCGTTTCCAAGAGCACCGACGTTCGTCGCTGCAGCGCCAGCGGCCATCTTGGCGGCCGTAACCGCAAGGAGGGCTATGGTCGGGTTCGGGAGAGTGCCCGACAAATCCCCACCCAGAGCGCCGACGCCCGAGATAGCTTGGATCGCCCCATTAAGGGCGGTGACCTGAGCATTGATGTCGTTAATCAGATCATTAACGGCATCTGTTATTTCGGCAGGTATGATCCCGACGTAATGCCGTATGGCACCAGGGGGGACGTTTTGTCTTACTTCATCAGACATTACAGACTCAATATGACTTGTAAGGAATTAGATGTTCCTGCGTCGAATGTATTAGCATTAGTGCCGTCGCTCGCCTCTAACGCCTGGACGAAATGTTGCCCAAGTTGGGGAGAAATATAAGCAGCCGGCGACGCTGCATTGCTTATTACCGCGGCGGCCCCGATCTGTTGCAACGGTGACCCCGCATAGCTGGTAGTCGTAGAATCTAGCCCTATAGACTGGAGCACAAACGAACCCGCAGCAGAGACACTTGTCCACCTGGCGGAATAAACGGCTTGGATAGAATCCTCGGCAACCCCGCTAATAAATGTTACGCGATTAGTGTTGCTCGCACGCGCCGCCCTCATAGTGGCGGAGGTGTAAGTATAAGCCGTGCCATTATCGACAACAATTGTCGACATACGTACTCTGTTGTACATGTTCCAAACGCCGAAGCTCGCTGCTGTCCCGCCTGAAGCCGCCGCGCCGAAAATGAAATCGACCGTGCCCGTCGAGCCGTTAGTGGCGAACGTACCTACGTACGTGCCCTGGTTCTGAGCCATCGTGATCGTGGAGCTGTTCGATATGCGCGCCGTTGCCGATGCCGAGTTGGTGAGTATCCCGCCGTAACGAGTCAGGGTAGTGGCTCTCGTAGTCGCGTTGGTCCACGCGACGGTAGCGAGCACGGGGACGGCCGCTTGGATCGTTACGAAGACGTCGAATAAAGTGGTTGCAGCCCAGTTCGACCCCAGGGCCAGAGTAAGCCCCGTGGTATCGGTTGGGCCGGAAAGGAAGTTGTACGGGTTGACCCCAGTGCCGTCATACACTGAAATCATCTGCCCTACCTGTGGGGCGTAATAAATCGTGGTGGCACCAGACACCGTGGCGGTTAAAACTGGTACGCCGGCCGACAGCGTAAGTCTGCCGTCGTGATATATGCCGCCCGCGGGGGGCGCCGCCCAGGTGCCGTCACCGCGCCAGTACGTCGAGCTAGTGGCGCCGGTGCCGCTGTTCATCTGAGAGACAGTTATGCTACCTGATAAGCTGGAGAACCCAGGCTGGACCCAGGTGCCATCTCCACGCCAATACGTCGAGCTGGTCGCGCCGGTGCCGCTGTTCATTTGGGCAACAGTGATACTGCCTGATAAGCTAGAAAAGCCTGGTTGTACCCAAGTACCGTCGCCGCGCCAGTACGTAGAGCTGGTCGCGCCGGTGCCGCTGTTCATCTGACTAGCAGCGATGTTACCAGCTAAATTAGAAAAGGCAGGGGCCGCCCAAGCACCGTCGCCGCGCCAAAACGTCGAACTGGACGCGCTGGTGCCGCTCGCCATCTGAGAGACAGCGATATTGCCGGACAAGCTAGAGAAACCGGGCTGTACCCACGTGCCATCACCGCGCCAGTATGTCGAGCTGGACGCGTTGAGTCCGGCGTTAAGATCGGTGACCTGGACACCAATAGTGTTGATGTCCTCCACCAGAGCATTAAACGCGTCCGTTACCTCGTTAGGATTGACCCCTCTGAAGTATTTAATCTTTCCCGGTTGGTTCTGACGGGGCAGGTCACCCATTAATCACCTATCTCAATGCGTTAGATGGGCCACTCCAGCCAATCCACCTGCGCGGCCATGCCGGAGGCCGGACCTGCTACTGCACCAGCGAGGAACAAGCCTATGCCAGGAGGGACGATAATTCTCCCATCATGGAATTTTTCCAGGGAGCCGAAATTCGAGGTTGCTTGTGCGGTGACCCATTGAAAAGACGCCAGTAAGTCAGCAAGCACCGGAGTGGTACCAGAGGCGGCAGTAAGGGCTGAGTACACCACACACTGAGGTAGGACGGTAGAACCGATGATGCCCCCCACTGGCGTAATAGCAGTTGGCGATGTCGGTACGTTCGTAACGATGTTCTGCCAGTACCAAGCAACATCGGTAACAGCAGCGACCTCTACAACCAGTTCAATGTTGGTCGAAACGATTTCGGCGTTGACACCTGACCCCTGGGGGTTGACAAAGGCGAACTTCGCAGCAAGCGTTGCCGCAATAGCTGGGTTAGTGAACCCAGTAGCCAGTGCCTTGAACAGCTTATTGTTGTAATTGGCAGTGTAGAACTTTCCATGCAGCTCCGAAGCGATCTGTTCGCCCTGCTTGCCGCCAATACCGAATGGCGTTTGCCCCGCCGCATAGTTGCTAGGCGGCAGAACAATATATTGCACCTGTGACATTTGTGATCTCCTTATAATGATCCGGGTGGAATGATACTCGCCAGCTCATCGGCGCGCATTTGGTTGATATCTGGTAAGGCTCCGCCGTTAGCCAGGAGGATATTGTTCATGACCCTCTGCTCAATTAACAGGGCGATGAACTTGTCCACGAGAGTAAGATTGACATGCCCATCCACGTTGGTGTCGAGCGTTGGGTAAAGAACGGTTAACCCAGCTGTTGCTTGAAGAGGGTTCGCGGTTGCCATGATCAGAACTCGTTAGCTACGACGCAGATGTTGACACCGAACACGACGGCGCCACCTACAAGAGCCTGCTGGGCTAGATCGATCCAGATGGTTTGGCCAAGGGTAAGGCCGGTGAGCACCGCCCGACAAACAAAGGGGAGGACAGTCGTGCCGCTCGTCGAGTCCGTGAAGATGCTACCGACCAGCGTGCCAGCGACCGCAGCGTTCTTTGCGGGGGCTGTTCCGGTCCCGTAAGCGATCTGAAGCTGAGCGCCATCAGAGCCCGTGGTATTGGACACGTTCCCGGAGATGGTGATATCGACGCTTCCTGTCACTTGGGGGGTGAGGAGAACGCCGAGACCAACCATGTAGTTGGTCGCGACAACCGAGTCAGTGATGCCAGTCGGGGCCGTGATGTTAGAGGCAGATAAGGCCCGGCTAGCCAGAGACTGGAGCTTCGAGCCTAATTCATTTGGTGTGGGAAAGGGTATTACAGACATTTGTTTCTCCTGATATCTATCTAGGCATTACGCGCGGGTCGCTCGCCGCAAGCTGGTCGGGGTGAATTGCGCCAGGTGGGTTCTGGGCTGGCCTTCCTGGAGCAGGCATTGCGCCGGGGCGAGCGCCCGGTCCTTGCTGCCCTTGTTGTGCTTGTTGTCCTTGTTGTCCCTGCCCCTGTGGCGCCGGCGGCGGCTGCCCCTGTGGCATCGCCTGCTGCATCTGCTTCATCATAACTGCGTGCTGGTGTTCAACCAGATGAGCAGTCTTGAGGCCGAACGGGTCGCCCTGCTGCTGAATAGACGCCTGGTGGGCGGGAATGTGTTCCTGTGGGTTATCCATGGGGCGCACAGGAAGGTAATGGCCAATCTGCAGTAGCATGTTCTCTTGGTTGGGGTCAAGGGATATCAAGGCTCTGGTGTCCTTCAGAGCGTGTCGAGCGATACGGGGACCGTATACTGACTCCACGGCGTCAAGGAGTATAGGCTCAAGGTCCAGTTCATAGTGAGACAAAACCTGTGGGGGCAACTGACGCAGGACATTCATGAAGCCAATCTTCTGCTGGGTCTGTTGTGACGAGCGGATAATGTCGTCACCGATCCAGAAGTAGGTTGTTTTCCGGTTCATCTCGAAAGGAGGCACTCGTTCAAGTTCCGCCTTCATTCCCATATCGCCGTATTCGCGAATCGTAACCATCTTGTCCCGGAACTGATAGTCAAGGTTCATGAACCAGCTCATAAGGGGGTTGAGGATTTCGTCTTTCACAACTCTGGTACTGTCACTGGTGTTCAGCAGCTCGATTTGCTGCTCCTGGCTCACCTCCGCTTGGTTCATCTTCTTCTTAGTGCCCTGTGTCACCATGGCAGGGGACACGGAAAGCACCTGAAATATCTCACCCTTCAGCTCTGACAGGATGTCGGCACCTTGCTGCCATAGAGCGGGCAGCTCAGCAAAATCTACCTTGTCAGGAGGCACGTCCCATATGGCGCCTGGGGCCAGGATCAAAGGCGAGGTAGCGTAGGCCGGGTCTCTACGGGTGATCGGAAGCAGCGTGTAGTTGGCGCTGTCCGCCATCTCGTTGAGCACGTCGTTCGCAAAGTACTGTATCTTCTTGACCGGGTTGACCTGGGACTGCCCTTTGAAGGACCCGAAAACCCGGTTGACGGGAGCCGAGAGTAATGGGCACTGGTCACACCAGTAGGGGTTGCGACGGGCCATAAGGACCTTGTACTGGCCCACCATGAACACCTGGCACAGCCGGTACTCGTCGTCTATCTCGAGTTCAGTCCATATCTCGTACACCAGGGCGTAGGACCCTCGCCCGTCTTTCTTGATGCCCGCACCGTGATACGCGGTCTTGGCCGGGTCGCGAGTTGTGTTGCTGTCGTCCTTATAACTCTCAATGTCGTCTATCACCTTCTGGGCAGCAGTCTTGTCGAGAGCACCTTTGTCGATCATGGCCTTGATCTGGCGCTTGTTCCAGCGCCGAAGTATGGCGACGACGCCGCCGCTCGTGAGCGCGTCTTCGATGGAGGCCGCGGGCGCGGGCAACACACAGATATCGACGTCGGAGAGGAGTTCTACCCGGGGGCCTCCGGTGCTCTCGTCCTCCTCGACCATATCCTCGACTTTCTCGCCGGGGACTTCATTACCGTCAGGGGTCTTGACCGCGTTCTCTACACGAGAAGCCGTGCGGCGGTTGCCGACAGTCCAATCGACGTACAAGTTCATCTGGCCTTCGATATCGCCGGAAACGATGAGGGCGCGAATAACCTGCCGCAAATCGGTGTCGGATACATAGTGCTCGCACAGGGAGACCCCAGCGCGCGGTATCGTGCCGTCCTCGCTGACGGCCTCTATGTGGCGGTCAGACTGTGGGAAGAGCTGGTTTGTGAACCGGGTGGCGCGTGCCTCTACAGCCTCATAGACGTACGGAGCGTAAAGGCGGTTACGGCCTGGATAGATCTGGTCGGGACCTAGGACACAGTTGTAAATATCCCAGGCATCGGACACGTCATGTCGGCGGGTCTCCTGATTTTGAAAGCCCTTCTCGACATTGTCAAAGACCTTTCGAAGTTCTTTGACGACGCTCTTGTTGCCCTTAGCGAGATTAGCGCCCCGGTCCTTTTGATCAGTCATGGCACACTGGAAACCTTATAAGCGATCAAAGGGACAACGGGGTTTGGCTGGTAGGTCCAGGAAGTACCGCTTGTCCATGTCGGCCAAGTCCCGTATGTTTGGGCCACATTTACACCAGCAACCACTCCGGGGGGGCCTACCACTTGAATAGCTGAACTTGACCCAATAACAGAAGGCACATACCCCCCGGCAGTAGTAGAGATGACTTCGGTTTTCATTGCGCTGTCGTTAGTGTTCTCACAGAGCCAGTATGTTCCAGGCCCGACTTGGAACGGACCACTGGCAAGCGCCGTGTCTTTTACACCTGTCCCGTTGTTAGCGATATCAGCAGTAGCCCCCACCAAGGTACTAGGACGCCCCCAGGACCCGCTATTGTATAGGGCCATCTGAGTGTTTGACGTCCCTACTGTCGTAACGTCCACGACCAGGTCATTTATTGTCAATTGCTCGCCAATGTAGATCGGGGAGCAATAAGCTATGTTTATCGTCACCGCGTTCCCGGCCACAGGAGTAACTGGAGCCGTGTAGAAATTGCCGACAATGTGGGCAGGTTGTGGGATAGTTGTGATGCCAGTACCGCCATTAGCGACAGGGAGAGCGGTCCCGCTATAACTAAAAGCTAGCGTGCCCGACGTTGTAACAGGAGACCCGGCTATAGACAGAAAGGCCGGTACCGTGGCGGCAACTGAGGTTACTGTGCCGGACCCAGCGGGCGTCGCCCAGGTCGCGTCGCCACGCCAGAAGGTCGAGCTAGAAGCACTAGTGCCCGAGTTCATCTGGCTAACAGCGATGTTGCCGGACAGACTGGAGAACCCAGGCTGGACCCAAGTAGCGTCGCCGCGCCAGTACGTAGAGCTGGTCGCTCCAGTACCACTATTCATCTGACTGGCAGCGATGTTCCCAGATAAACTCGAAAATCCAGGCTGGACCCAGGTCGCGTCGCCACGCCAGAACGTCGAACTGGTCGCGCCAGTGCCCCCATTAAGATTAGCGACGGGCAGATTGCCTGTGACGTCGGTTGAGAGAGACGCTTGGTTCTTAGCGGCCAGCGCACCAAGTAAGCTATTGGCGAACGTGGCAACTTGGCTACCTGTACATTTTCGATCAGCCCCTCCCTGCACGCAGTAGAAAAGCTCCGTGCCGCCTAGGGCCGACGCAGCCGTCATGTTAGCAACAGTACTGTCAGCAGCCATAACAGAAGCTGGGAACAAAAACAGGAATAGAGCTAATAATCGTTTCATATTAATATCTTGCTCGTTCCATCTGTTTGTAATAAGGCGCTTGTACCATCAGCTAGCAGTAACTTGTCATGCGCAGGAGGGGGAGGAGAACTACCAGATGCAAACTCCAAATTAGCCAGGTACGCTGCCGAAACATACTCGTTCGGAGAAAGTTGAGTTATGGACGCAGCTATCCCTTCGCTCCACATGAACGTGTTGTACGCAGACACTAGACCACTGGGCGTGTATAAGTCCGGGTTCTTAGATACAGTACCGGTCTTATTATCTAACTGGACTAGCTCCGCGGCGAGAGAGTCCGGAGAAGTCATGACGCCAGGTTAGCCGCGGTTAGTTGCCTGCTTGTTTGAAAGTGACACCAGTGCCAACGGTGATCGCGGCATCCGTGGACGGCGCAATGGCACCAGAAGACGGGAACTGCGGGTTGGTCGGGCCGGTGATGTAGTAGGTTGTGGTGTAGGTAGTCGAGGCGTCGTAAGTTGAACCGAGGATGTACTCGGCGCGCTGCGCCAGCTCTTCCATCAAGCTGAGGGCATTTACGTCCGGTATACCGTTGTTGTAGGTGCCGTTCTTGGCGTCCTTGGCAATGCCGTTAAGCATGCCCCATAATGATGCGTTCACTTTGTGTTCCTTTCAGTTTAGTCACAGTCGAAGCCAGGTACCCACCATGGGCATTCAAACCATTCGCCATCATGCCAGTAGCCGCCGTGATGGCCACCCCAATGGGCGCCGTGGCCCCACCCGTAATGACCACCCCAGTGACCACCCCCGTGGCCACCGCCCCAGTGACCACCGTGGCCGCCGCCCCAATGGGCGCCGCCTCCACCATGGCCGCCACCATGGGCAAACGCTGGTGTTGCGAGGGCAAGAATAGTCACAATCATGATAAGAAGTTTTCGCATACTGTTCCCCTGATAAAAGAAGCGGCCCCTAGGGGCCGAAGTTGGGAGAGCCACGAGAGACCCGCCAATATGGCAGTCTCTGCGCGTGCATTATAACACGCAGAAGCCAGTTATACTACCGGTAGTATGGGTCAGCGGTCTGATAGCGTACACCTTGTGCGGTCACTGCAGTAGGCTGGGCCGTGCTTGATGCGTAGGCGGCGGGTGCCACGGCGGCCTCCAGCCCCTCCACCAGCACGCGATAGAGCCCCTCTTTGGGTTCAGTACGTCCGGGCTCCCATACGAAGCCAGCGGTCAAGGCTCGACGGGTCCAGGAGGCTCCTTCGGTGAGGAGCAGACGGGGAGACCCACGGACCTCGCTACGTAGCAGGTCCCGGATGAACTCTCGTCCCTTGGAAACTTCCCCGCCCTTTCTAACCGAACAGACGCCACGTAGAGAGGAAAGAAGACCAAAACTATTCCGCACGTCAAAATGAAAAGGCGTCGTAACCACGGACGGCTCACGACGACACGCCAGCATAGCCTCCTGAACGAACCCTGGGAGAGCCGACCCCGGAAGATCGCTCGACACCCAGTCCTGATGAACAATGAGTATCTGTCCAGTATATTGGAACAGAACCGCCGAACAACCGAACGACCCAGCATTGATCGCCAGAGTGTAAGCCCCGACCGACCTAAGTGTGCCGTCCATGACATGACGAGAAGAGATATCATCATAAACGGGACTACCACCAAATAAGTCAGGCAGGTAAGCCATAGCATTAGGTATATCAACAAGCCCTGTAGGGAAGTCAAGAAACTGGTTAATTGTGTCAATGAAGTCCTCCTTCGCCCCGGCGAACGTTATGTCCCCGGCCGCCATAAGGGGCTGCAGCCGTCCTATGAATTCTGTCTTACCCTTAGGGGCCTTGACGAACCGGAGCGGTAGCAAGACCCTTCGCTTCATCTGCTCGTGCCTGAGCGGCTGCTCCAGGAACTGTTCGAGCCCATCCTTCTCGATCCCGATCGCCACGGGCTCGTATCTGTCGTTCAAGTCGAAGCACCGGGAGACCACTTCGTCAGGCAAGATGCGCAAGCCATGCGCTTCCCACACGATCCAACGACGGCCGACCGGGGACGCGACTACGATGCCCGTAGTGGCACTGGTCTTCTTGGTGGTGCGCGCGGGGTCTATGGCGATGAACACCGGCTGCCAGGAGCGCGGGATGACCTGGAAGTGGAACATCTCTTTCTTGAAGAGCTGCGACGCCGGGTCTAATGCCGTTACCATGTACTCCATGGCATAGGCCGCCTGTTCACCCGCGGCGAACATATCCTGCTTGATCGTGTCCACCCGGGAGAGTGGGAACGCGGCGGGCCAGGAGGACTGGCGCGCGCCATCCGCGTCGATGTACTCCACGGGGACGATAAGGGTCTTATAGCTCGGGTGCTTGGACAGCGTGACGGACAGCGCCTCGGGGTGCAAGGGGGTCGCGGCGATGCGGATGCGTGCGTCCTTGGCCCGGGCCGGGACAAGATCTTTCCAGAACCAGCTGGCGATCTTGGCGCGCGCCTCCGGCGTGCCTACCGTATCCTTGGACTCAAGGTCGTCTACGAAGATCATATCAGGCCGGCTGACCCCGTGCTTGGCCCCTCTTATGGCCTGCCCGGAGCCAAGGGCCCATATGACTGCGTCGGAGGACAGAACGATACGCGTCTCGCGCCACGTGTCCCCCTCAACCTCACCAGCCGCATCGCCGTAAAGATAGCGCAGCCACTTGTTCCTCTGGAGGATGCGCCGAATAGATTGTAGCCGCTCGACCGCGCGCGGGAAGCTCTCCCCCACGATCATAGCGTTCTTGATTAAGCCGGACGCTGCCTGGAGCGCGATGGCCCGCTCAGCCTTGGTGCTCTTCGCCGAGCCACGGAAGCACAGCGCGATGACGTTGGGCTCGTCGCTGTGATAAAGTTTCACCATCTCCTCGTGAAACGGCGCGTCGAGATCCTCGTTGTCGTCGCGAAATATGATCGCATGCGCCGCTACCGGGTCAGCGATGAACTGAGAAGCGAGCTCGAGGCGCTCCGCGAGGGCGATATCCTGCGGGTCGGTCATCGCGCCCAACGGATAAGACAGTACGGGCCGAGCTGCCAGGCTGTGAGAGACGAGTTCCTAGTATGTGCGAATATGGGGCGCGCGCGCCATCCCCGAGACGGATACTTGCGCAAGGACCAGCGCTTTGTGCTGCAAAGGATCATGCTACCTCCTGGGAAAAAATTCATTGGACCACCACTCTACTGCGAGCGATCTCGCCGTATTTTTTAGAGTACGTTATGGCTGACAGGCTCCTCTGGGATAGGAACCCTGACCCGAACGACCAGGCGTCCTGGGCCACAGGGGCCTGATGGGTCTCCACCACACACCCGCCACCTTCGGTGACGGCCTTAGCAGCGTGGTGCAGGTGGAACATGTGAATGAACCTGTGCTCCGACGCCCCCCAGTCCTTGGCACGACGAGAGGCCATGATAGCGGGCATCTGCGCGGGCTTGGCGGCATGACCATGCGTCGCCCCTAGGAACGTCTTACCGTGCCTGTACCACCAGTACATTGAAGCGTCGGTGTCTACGGTCACCCGGCTGTCAAGCCTGAAGTAGGCGTGCAGGTACAGCGCCAAGGCTATGGACGCCTCCGGGTCATGGTTGCCGCCCAGAGTGCGCACTATGACCGTCTTGTGCTTGAGCAACGCCGTGTAGATCATGCGCACGAATATACGGCAAGTGTACTCCAACACCTTTTGGTACCTGCCATCAACCTGCAGGATGTGCTTGCTTATCGGCGTCACGTTCTCATTGTTGTTTGAGTGCATCTGGTCCCCGCCGCCCAGCACCACAGCGATACTCGACGGGGGGCTTGCGACGACCAGCCGCTCGAACGCCGCACCGATCTCTGTCTCGGCTATGTTGAGGTCCCAGTCGACCCCGGTCTCCCGGTGCCATGACCGCAGGCCGATGTGCATGTCTGACACCGGGTACAGGGTTAACGTGTCTTCCTGTTTGTCCTGGGGGGGCTTGACAAGATGTTTGGGGGGCTTATAGCCGACGAGCGCGGCCTTGCACTCCTGGATGATGTCGGTCACACTGAAATGGGCGTCCGCCTTTATCCATCGTAACTTTTCGTTACCCTCACCGTCTAAGAGCAGACTGGTAGCTCTTAGACGGTGACCGGGTATGGGGATGTCAGCTGCCATTATGAGCTCCAAAGTCGACCCATAGTATGCTATATACAGGGAGAGCACAACCCAGGGTAGGAGGCGCAGATGGACAGCCGGGACTGTCGTATCGCTATCTTCAAGGCCAAGTATGGCGGTAGGCTCTTCGAACTGGTCACCCAGGGAAGCTGTGTGGCGTCATGCATATACGAAGGCAACGCTGATATGGCAGAAGCCGAGCTTGACTGGTTCGTCGGTATGATCCTGGACGTACTGGACGCAGAGACCAGTGAGCCCAGGCCCAGACGGATTGTCCCGGCGGCCAGAGATAACGTCATCCCGATGACACGCTCCACCTAGCAGACCCAGAACAGGAACGGCCAGAAGCCGAGCGTAGGCACCAGGATGAGAGCGGCGAGGAGGCGGTCCTTCACTATTTCTTCCTGCCTTTCTTCATAGCGACGAGCGAGGTGGCTGCCGCGCGGGTTATCTTGGGCGGGTTGTAGCGCAGTTTGATGCGGCGGGCCGCCGCGCGCCGGGCAGCTACGCTCATCGGACCATCCCAAGAAAATAGAACAGGTCCAAGAGGGCAGCTGCGCCGAAGCACAGCCCTCCAGTATCCAGGAGAATGCGGTACAGGGTCACTCCTCAAACCTCCCGAACGTTAAGTCGAAAGCCCAGCGGCGGACATACAGGGTGATAGAGTGCGAGTAGCACATGCGTGAGTACGGGTCCCTGGACTTGGAATACACGACCCACAAGTGGGGTAGCAGGCGGAATGTCTTCAGGGAGTCGGGGCGGTGCTCGTTCATATTATCCATGTTGGCCCTCCGTGGGCGGGGCAAGTGGGGTGTGGCGGTGCCCGTCATCAAGCACACTGTCGATGAGGGTAGGGGCGGCGCCTACAGCGTTCAAGATTTTGGAGACCAAGGACTGGGGGGTCATCTGCCGGACCTTGGCGGCAGCCTGCAGGGTTGCGAGGGCTTCGCGCGGCATCTTGATAACGGGGTGGTCGCGGAAGCTGAGTCCCAGACGGCTCGCCTGGCGCCAGATATTGGTCTCGGTTGTGTTGAATTCGGGGTCGGCTGCTATGGTCTTGGCGGACTCTCCATGGGCTATCATGAGGGCTAGCCTGGCAGCCTTGATCGGGGTCCACTCGGTAGAGTAGGTTCGGGGGGTTTTGGTTTGGCTCATATGGTTCTCCATTTGCTGTATGTAATGTAGGGAGAGAGTGGGTGATATGAAGAGGGTGTGACTGGTTATTATTAATTTGGCAGGATTGGTTGCGGTTTTCGGGAGGGGTCTTTAATCAAATTTTTAGCGCCAGGGGTCCCCCCCTCCCCCGAGTTCCCCCAGGGGGAGCCCCCACTACCTACCGCCTGGCGCCCCGCTCCCTCCACCTAAGAACAAAACATAAACATGCATAGCATCTCGTATGCACTTACGTGCTCTCACTCCTAGCATAGGCTTCATAGACCTATGGGGCAACACATGGGCATACCACCACACACCAACAAGGGTAGGCGTATGCCTTCATACCCAGGCAGGCGTATGCCTAATGCACAATGCACAGCGGGTGCACGTTGACCAAGGGGATTAATGTGCGCCGGTTAACTTATTGATATCTCCACTACATATACCAGTGCACAGTATGCACATCATAAATACTCATATCTCCACATGTATGCATCACACATAACGCACGCATGCGCACAAGATAGTTTGGAAAAACGCTGTTTTAGCCGTGCATCTGTGCACCTCCAACATAATCAACAGGTTACCGTGCACGACTCTTTTTGAATGCACAGCGCCCCAGCTGCGACAATATTCTGCGACAATATATCGCACACCTCCTAACCCACATAATTCCCTTGACACCATGACCACCAAGGACTATAAACACCAATCATACCCTTGAAACCTCGAGGGACTATCATAGAGGTTCTACGGGCGACACGGCTGGCATGCCCAACGATGCTCTGAGACACGGGCTTGGTACAAGCCAAGAGCTTAACAAGGCGCGCCACATGGCGGCTGGGCTATGCCCAGACCGCTCAGGAGCAACCTAATGAAATTGGTATTTATATCCCAAAAAAAGCTCGCGGAGCTCAGCAATGAGCGAGCATAGGACCGCACCTAAGTGCAAAGGCTCGCTCGTTGATCGCAACATCGCCTTCATAATAGCGCTGCGCAACGAGGTCGGCCCAGGCCGCATGTTTGCAACTACACATCATAGAGGCGAAAATGGACTACATCATAAAAGACGCCCGTCACGCTCACGGTATGAAAATTATCCAGTGCTACAGCCCGGACGGGTTCAAAACCCGTGCCCATAGGCTGGCCTCAGCCAAAGGCAAATACGCCCATCGCTCGGGCGGCTATTGCGTAACCCCTTCTGGAGCACGCGAGTTCGAGCGACTTTACGCCGAAGGCTGGGACGCGTCTTACGTAACAGGCTTGAAAGAGCCACCAAAGGAGAACCAATGACAACAGCTAAACAGGCAGCAGACCCCAGAGACCTGAGCGTTGCACTGCCTAAGACCCTGAGGAACTTGATTGAAGCTTATCGCGTCCATCTTGATGGCCGTGAGGTTCACATTGAGTTTTGGGAACAGCGAGTGCTCCAGACGTGCAAGCGCATCGCCGAGGAGCAGAGCAAATGACCCAACACCAAATAGAACGCCGCGCAGAAGTGCGCGCGGAACTGAATGAGCTAACCCAAGTGATGCGTGACATAGAGCTGAGCATGGCCATAAAAGCCAAACAGCTAGTGCGACAATATGGCGCACCCGCAGTAGCAAGTGCCCACGCTCGCATGATGCGACCACACAAGGACCGCTAACCATGATCAAAGAAATCACCAAGGCCTACACTATCAACTTCCGAGATACGGGGCAGCGCACGACCTTCATCGAGTTTATCGATGAGAACGGACACAGCGGCCGTCTCCAAGGCCCTACCGACGCGATCGGCGAGCATATGCTCGCCATACTCATTCGTGCCTCGCGCGAAGGCGTCAAAGTCGTAGAGGACCCCTGGGGCTGGTGACCACTAATGGCGCGCCTTGTTAAGCTCTAATTGTTAGGGCTTAGGCTAGGAGAGACAAATGAAACGAACACGCAAAGAAGCCATAGCGTTCCTGATAGCCCGCTATAATAGCCAGTGCGAGCGCTTCCCTAAAACTCGGGAGATCAGTCTGGCACTGTACTTAAGGCGCAACCTGCGCGACGCGATGAACCCTGAAAGGATAGGACAATGACCAAGACACTAATCATCGCCACATTGCTCATAGGGGTCTCAGCGTCGCCATCATTTGCATGGCTACCAGGAGACCGGACAATCGAGCAATTAGATCGTGACATGCGACAAGATGAGATGGAGTACCTTGCTCGGGAGCAAGCGGATGACGCTCGTGAAGCTAGGGATATCGCTGAATACACGAGGGAGATGGTCGAAGAACAACAGAGGCATAATGACGTAATGGAGAGCCTACGCAGTAAGTGACACAGCCCAGACGGCCTACGGACCGTCTGCACGGTGCCATGAGTACCGGTAACAGAAAGGCTAGAGCATGAACACGACAGTAGCCAAATTCAAGCCTACCGCCGCGGTAAACGGCGCGATCGACTTAAACGACAGACAGGCCGAGCTCGACAAGGCCCGGTTCGACCACGACACCAAGCAGTGGGCTCTTCAACAGGAGTTCTGCAGCAAGCGCGATCTACTTCGCCTGGAGTATCACGCGCGCGTAGCCTCCATTATGAGGGGCGAATGACCGAGAAGCTTGATATTCACGATGCGATCGCGGCCTTCTATAAGGCACGCGACAAGATCACGGGTGTAGCCCTCACGGATGACAACGCGACGCTCCTAGACGCCTTCAACGAGGCGCGTAGGGCGCTGATCACTACCCTTGGTGGTGTCAACCCGGAGGACGAAGAGTGACGTTTCGAAGTGCGGCCCACGGGCCGCATCACGAAGCGCCAGAGACAGGGGCCGTAAAACCGCCGAGGCGGTTCCTCTAAACGGGTTGGTTTCGCGGGGCCACCCGCGACGCTTCACAACAAAGGAGTTAGTATGAGGTATTATCTAAATTATCTGCGTTATTTCGTAGGAGGTGTCCTTGGCCTCTCTCTAATCCTCATCAGCTGGTACGTAGGAGCTGGCTGGTTCGCTCCACTAAGCGAAGACAGCGTCGTACCGTTCGCGGTGTCGCACGGTGATGACGTTCTTGACTTCAAGGTAGCACCAACACCGTCTGATGACTGACCCTTCGAAGGCGGACCGCAAGGCCCGCTCACGAAGCGCCAGAAGACGCTTCACTACTCAAACAGACACAAGCTAGGAGTGTACCATGTTATATGACTTGAGTACTTCACTATATGTCTGGTTAGCGGTTGCAGGACACCTTGCAATGCTCGCCGTAAACAGCTATGTAGTCAACCTGCAAGCGATCAGAGCTTGCCACAAGAATGGCTAGGGGTTAGGGTGATGCTGTATGTCGTTTGGATCTTCACCCTGCTATTCACGATCGCCGCGTTCACTAGGATGTAGCGATGAAGGACTTGATCTTGGGCATCGCCATAGCCATTATTCTGGTGTGCGGCTATGCGATCATACTCACTTCGTTATTGGATCATGACAGACCTTTTTTACGCTCTAGTCGTAACACCGATCTTTCTTATGATCTACGTCATCCTTGCGGCAACCTCGCGGAGGAGAAATGGAAAATATCCCGTATCTCACATTGATCGCTGACTTTATAATCGCCTTGTTGTTTTCGATATGGCTCTATGAGCCTGTCGAATAGGCGGGACACTATACAGCTGACGCTGCGCTGAGCGTGGCCTTCGCCGTCACGAAACTCGCGGTCCCGCCGGGGGAGCAATCTGCCTAGCCCCGGTTGCTCCCCCACCTTTTCTCTTGGCTTGTACCAAGCCCCTGTCCTTGGGCTAACCCCAAAAGGACAACCTAATGCAAATGATTGAGAGTAAGCGCGGTAGCGCATGGACGCCCTACCGCATAGTCCGAGATACCCCGTTGTGGGGGCTGGAGGAGATCAGAGCTCGGTATAACGACCGCGCTCAACGTAATGACGAGCCGTTCGTCAGCCGCATACAGGCTGCTGAGTACATGGCCGAGTTGTACGAAGAAGAAACGTCCGAGGTCGATTTTGACCTGTTATGCGACTATGGAGACTGATCATGAAATTCAAGGTCTATTTGGAGCAATTCGGAACCGTCATAGTAGAGGCTGAGACTGAGGAAGAGGCCAATAAGACAGCGCTACACTCCGATGACGTTCACTGGTACGAGCCGTTTGTCCACGAGATGGAGCCACTTGAAACTCCTCCTGAGTAAGTGCTGTGACGCTCACAGCTTGGTTGAGGGAAACCAAGACCACTAAAGCAGCCCTGGGCCGCGAAGTGGGTTTGACCCGATCAGCCATCTATTGGGTAGCGAAACGAGAAACAACTACCCTTAAGACCTCCAAGAAAATATACGAGGCAACCGGCGGCCGCGTCTCCCTAGCGATAAGCTGGCATGCACGCGGTCGCCCGACAAACATGCGCAAGTGGGAGCGCATGGTCAAGGCAAGAGAATACGGCTTGAAGTGGGACGAACTGGCCGAACGATTTGGGTATGCAGACGCCTATAAGGCTGGGCACATCCTGAAATATGCCAAACGCTGCGTACGACGCAACACAATAATCGAGGCCACATGACTACTCCTTCCCTCCTAGATAATCTCCTCGCCGAGCGTGAAAAGACGCACGGCGACTTCCGCGACCATGCATACCTGTCTCAGCTTCTCAAGTACAACATGCGCGAATCCAACATGAGCGTTGTTGATGGCTGGGCCAAGCTCTCAGCGTGCCAAAAGGAGAGCCTGGACATGATCGCCCACAAGATCGCCCGCATAATCTCTGGCAACCCCCACTTCAAGGACCATTGGGACGACATCGCCGGGTACGCGACGCTGATTTCGAAGCAGCTTAATGACCCTGCCTGATCCTTTCGACGAATACCCAGAGCTTAGAAACCTTCCCGTGCCAGCTCCGCCTGCACCGATGCCCGACGTGTCGGCGATGCCGGAGGAGTTCGCCAAAAGCACAATCCTGGCACTCCGCGCGCAGCAAGAGATCTTGGAAATGCCACTCGACGAGAACGATCCGCATTTCCGGGCCAAGCTCAGCGCCAAGGCGAGCGTCTCTTCCGGGCAGATCAACGCGCAGCTAAAGGCTGACGAGCAGAAGCTTAGAGGGCAGCTGGCCGTCACGTCCTACTATGACGAGCTCAAGAAGGCCCTGCTGGAATTCCGCGCCAGGAGCGGAAAATGAGTGCGGTCTCCATCGCATTCTTGCGTCGCGTCCTGCCTGATACAGGCCCGTATGCGCTGCGCTCTTCCTGGCGCAAAGGCGGGCCGCCTACCCGTATAGAATACGCCCAGAGCGTCGAGGAGCTTTGGAGCAAGCTTGATGGCTATCGGCATTGCGATTGCTATTTTACGACAGGATCGCTCAAAGACAAATCGAGCCCCGAAGCCAAGAACATCGCGGCCAAGCGCGCCTTCTACCTAGACATAGATAAGGACCCGGAAAAGGCCCTTGTAGACACCTTGAAATTCTGCAAGGTCGTAGGCCTGCCCCCTCCCGCTTTTGTGCTCTCTGGTCGCGGCGTTCATGCGTGGTGGCCCCTCAAAGAGGCCATAGATCAAGCTACTTGGTTGCTGTATGCGCACAGACTGAAGGAAGCCTGCAAGGCTCACGGTCTTGCTGCTGACCCAGCAGTTACCTCGGATATCGCCCGCATTCTGCGATGTCCTGGCACCTTCAATCACAAGAATGGCTCGCCCGTTGAAGTCCAGCCCGATCATAGGTGCTTCAAGTTCGGACCTTACCCCTTAACTGTGTTTGACGTCCTCCCCAATCACGTCGCAATCGATACACCCGAAGCGCCGCCTGCGGCTTCGCCTACCACGCTCTAT